CGTCGGGGTCTTGAATCCGTAGATCACGCCGTCAGCACCGGCTGCGGAAGAACCGCTTGCGTTGGTGTACTGGGTAGACGAGATGTCAATGGAGTCGTCGAGGTAGAAGTTGGCGTCGAGGAACTTGATGCCCTGGCGAACATTGCCCGGAGCCTTGTCACCTTCGATCTTCGAGACGCGCACTGCGTCGTCCAAGTCGTCGATGTAGTTCAAGTAAGATGCCTCATCACCGATCATCAGGTCAACGGGACCAAGGGTCTTGCCCTGACGCGAAGCGGCAAAGTAAGCCTTGCGCATCTGCGAGCGTCCGTTCACTGCGAACGAAGTGATGTCTTCGTACTGGTTGTGCCAGCCGTCAACAGTGGCGCAATCAATGTTGTGAACAGTGTTGTTCTGATTGGCAATCGTGTCGAACTGGAAGAAACCGGAGCGAGCCGTACCATCAGGGCTGAAGGTTGCGTTACCGTTGAGGGTAGCGAAACCGCCCACGCTGGTCGAGCCGCCAGTTCCAAGCTGGGAAGCGATAAGCTCATGGAAGTCGCCCATGGCCAGCTCTGGGTAGTGCTGGATGATCCGGGCCAAGTCCTGCTCACCGTTTGCTTCGGCGAGGTCCTTACCGGGAACGTCGAACGCATAAATGAGGCGTGGTGCGACTACCTGTCCGCGCACCGCATTTTGAGAGCGACCGCCAGCGATGATCTCGGAACCTGTCTCAATCTGAGTAACAGTACCGGGTCCATCGGAAACGACCGCGAAGTCACGACGAGGCCCCTTGAGGGTAGCCTTGTCCATATTGCCGCCAGAGACAACCTTATCCAAAAGGGGATGCCACTTAACGAACAGCTCGCTGTAGGACGGCATAAGCTCATCGAGCGCCGTCTTCAGTACGTCTGGGTTGATAGCCATATTAGCTACCTCCTTCGCGAATTAGAATGTTGTTTGAGTGCTTTTGCTGCAATTGATGACCTCAAATCTCGGAGGTTTGACGGGCGTGGCGGCTCGGCTGCAGTTTGTTCTGCAGACCTTACCGGCGTCGTCGCTCCAGCCGTGATCTTAGCCCCAGGTCGGGGGGCTGGTGAGGATTTCTTTGCACCCACCGCAAGGCGAATCGCATAAGCGTCTGGGACGCCCTCGTTCTTAGCCTCGCGGGCCGCACGGATCTCCGGCACCGAAAGCCTTGCGACCTCGGCGGCGGTTTCCATTTCCCACCCTTCTTCTAGAAGCCCGGCGAAAATGAGGCCCTTGTTTTCATCCTCGTACAAATCCGGGTTGGTTCGTTGGAACCAATCCGCGTACTCCTTCGCCTCGGCTTCAATAGAACTGTTGACCGCTTCTTGGTACTTCAAGAACTTCTCACGCTCACTCTCGACATCCGAGTTGAGCGTGTTGTACTTGGTTTCCCATTCCGCAAGCTGGTCCTGATATTCCTTCAGTCGAGGATCATCATCGCCATCAAGCAGGGCGCGGTAAATTTGCTCGGAACGGTCATGAGCCTCGACCCTTGCCGCAACTTGATCTTCTACTTGCTTGGTGTAGTAACCACCAAACTTCTCCCCCCACGGGCGCAGAGGTTCGGGAAGGCCCTCGTGAGAACCGTCCCAGTCATCCCATCCAAACTCTTCTGCAGAGGGAAAGGAGGCGGGGGCAGCATCATCGGGTTCAGAGGCCACAGATTGGGAGGGATCTGAAGTTTCAGCTTCCACCTCCACCGCAGGCTCGGCTGGAGGCGCTTCAGCTACCTCCGACACCTCGGGTGCGCCTCCCGCCTCCAAATTCTCTTCACCTTCCATGTTGCCTCCCTACGCGGACTCTTCGTCCTCGTCTTTCTTTTTGTTTTTGGCAAGAGCGTTTTTCGCGGCGTTGCCTCGCATCACCGAAATAGAAACGCCCTTGACCCCACCGCCTTCCATGCCTGCGGGTGCGGGGTCCATCATCTCTTCCTCTTCCTCGGCCTCTTCCTCGGCCATCCCTTTTTCTTCGCCTTCGATGCCCGAAAGGACATCCTCGAGAGAACGCATGCCGCCCTCTTCTTCAGCCATGCCCTCTTCGGCCATGTCTTCTTCCATTCCGGCCACGCCTGCGGGGCCTTCTGCGGGGACAAGCTCGTACCCAGTGTCAGCCACTGCGTCCATCAGTTCTTCTTTTGATACTTGGAGCCTTTCGGCTAGTTCGTCCATCTGTGGCATTTCCGACCTCTCGGTTGTTCTTTAGTGAATCATAATTTTTTTGTCAAGTTTACCGGCCTTTTTGAGTTTTTCCTCTTTCCGGTGAGCTGACCTATGAGCGTAGTTGCGATAACCCATTTTGCGAGAAGTTGCTTCCACTTTCTCTTTGACAGAGTCGCGGTGATCTCGCCACTCTTTGGAGTCTGCTGAAATAACTTGGCAATCAGGGTTGTTCCTCTGATACTCTCGCCACTCCCCTGCAGATTCAAACTTCTTACCAATGTGACTAACGACCAGGGGCTTGGAAGGCATGGGGCCGATAATCGGCACGCCTCGGATAACTGTTTGTAGTGGCCCGTCGCAGGAGGGGCACACCACTTTGTCTTTGTCTTCAAGCAAAACAAACATGTCTTCAAAGTAGCCGCAGTCGCCTAAACACTTAAAGTCATACATAGGCATTAGCTTTTCCCCCTACCCTTTTGAGCCCTTGCCAACAGCGTAACGAGCAGCGGAAGCACGTCTTCCGCCACTTTTAGAATTTTGCGCCACTTTACTGGTCGCCTTTCTTTTTTTCTTTTTTTGTCCATAAGTGGCGTTCCTAGAAGCGGCTGCTCTTTTGCTTGCTAAAGTTTTTCTGTTCATTGTTTTGGTCCGGGGAGGCCGGGGCCTCCGGCTGGGAGTGCGGCTGGGGGAGCTTCCATGCCAGGCGGCAGGGCTCCGGTTCCTAATACATCAGCCCCTGGTGGTGGGGCCGCCGGAAGTGGAGGGGCCGCCCCTTCAGGTGGCATGCCTGGTGGCATTGGCTCCATTCCGGGGGGCATGCCGGGCATGCCTGGAGGTGCCGGGGGCTGCGGCGGCGCGATGATGTCGCTAAGCTGCAGCAAGTCGAGCAGCTTCATCACCAGCTTCTGCTGGTCCACTGCAGGAGATTGCAGCAAGATAGGCAGGTACTGCTGAAGTTTCTGTAGCTGCATAAGCCGGTTGTTTTCTGTTGGAGAGTATGGAACTGCAATGTAATCGTAGTCCATAGGTAGTTCGTTTGGATCCCGCGCATCTTTGAAAGAAAGCTCAATTCGGCTAGCCTCCATAACCTCCTGGCTGCCTGTAAGCCGCAGCGGAAGCGTCGTCTCAACGTCAAGAAACTCTTCGTATAGCCCGATGATTTGGTGTGCGACTCCGGTCACGACATCTTCGATCTCTTTGATCCGGCGGCCATTTCGGGTTCGTGTGGCGCTGTCCGCCAAAGCAACTTCGGTGGCAATGTCTGCAACACCGACGACTCCCCGGCTGTACTGAGGGATGCCTAGAATAAACTCAATGACTTGATTGCATCGGTTCCGCATCAAGTCGTAAGAGGGTGAAAGCGTGGGGGTCGGCGTCATGCCGATCAAATCCCGAAGTGGCGCGTTCGCTTTGCCCTGAATCGAAATCATCGAGCCCGGCTGGTTCGCATCCTGTAGTCCCGTCATGATGTCTTCGGGGTTGTCCACGAGGGCGGTGTTGACCATCATGACCGGGTTAGAAGATTGGGCGTGCCACAACTCAAGTGTATCGATCTCGTTCAGGCGTTCCTGTAGCGATTGAATCAACTTCACGTCGGAGAGGCCGCCCAGGTCCTTCATGTTCTCATTGAAGGTTAGATACGAAAAGGGGTTGCGGACGTAACGATAGGGGAGATCACCCTCAAAGAGGGGCTCCTCGATGTTGTCGAGCATGTGAT